ATTAGACATGAAAAGCGACTAATGTGCGAGAGGGAGCGGCGAGAAGGAACGATAGGACGATGGTGTGCCAACGCGAGGTCGTTTAGGCTGCGGGGTGTTGGCTGCAGCATAAGAGAGATCAGAATCGGAATCGGAAAGCGGAATATCCGGAGGGGCCAAGTGTGCGCGGAAATCAGGAGATGACGAGCGAGAAGAAGGAGAAAGAGAATGAGTGACGTGGAAATCGACGGGGCATGGGTCTACGATTGGGACAAGTGGGGAACTGGGGAGCGGGTCGGTGATGACAGTCGGAGGTGGGACGAATGGGATGAGTGGGATAGGAACACATTGACCTGGGGACCACTTAGTTGTGAGATGGACGACTGTGAATCGACGATTGATAGCGTCGAGGAGGCGGAGGTCATGTCCAAAGAGCTCGGTGGTAGAGTAATTGGAGGTGATGATGAAGCGGTCGGGGCGGATGTTTAAAGCCCCGCCCTTAATCTCGGCAGTGAACGAATAGCGATCAGCCCAGATCTTGAGGTGATGAGCAAGATCCTTGAAGTCGAAGTCGTCAAGGATAACAGCTGGCTCGGACTTATAACCATCCCACCACTTGTTCTGTAACTTCTTATAAGCAAGAGGCCAAAGATAGCGAGCCAGTCGCGACTTGCCAAAGCCAGCGTCGCCGTGAATCCAAATGCCAGGCATGTGGTCAAGATCCTGGGGCATGGGGACATGTTCCTTGGCTTCCATGTGCCAAGTATGACGGTAGCGAGTGTAAAGATCGGCGGGGATGGCATCGAAATCCCCGCGCCGAGCTGCCGAGAGAGCATCAGCGAAACGCTGAAGTTGAGCGGCGCCGCCTTTGGCGTTGCCGGTCCGGAGGGCGTCGGCTGGGCGAACGCCACGCTCGAACACAGTACCATCCTTCGAGCAGTACTTAATGTTCTGAGCGGAAGTGCCACGTGCCATCTCCCAGTGGCACGAAGGGTGGCGCTTTTTCATTGCTGAAAGGCGCTGAGGGTTGGAGAAGGTGCAAAAGCCTTGGAGGTGGGGAGTCCCGGACTCCCCAACCTCCTTGCCGTAGATGAGGAAGACGGTGGGCATCGCCTTGATGAGAAACTCATCGTCGTCGTCGTAGTTGTTAACGGTAAAACACCAGCGCTTGGACAGCGCGGGCGTCGGCCGGCTGTTACCAGAGGCCGATACCGAGGAACCTTCAGAATTTGCCATAGTAATAAGCGGAGAGTGGTTGTTACCAGACCTTGCGGGGTAATACTAGGCCCGCAAGGTCTGGCACGAGGAAATCTGCTGCAAACTGGGTCGTGACCCCCCATTGCAGGGGGGTACTCTATTGAATATCGGAGAGTCAAGCGTGACATTGCAGCAACTTAAATTGGGTGTTTTGGAGCGATAAATCGGTTGGGGGAGTGAAGTTCAGATCGTGGAGTTCAGGTGTGAATGTGATAACGGTATATAAAAAGAAAGAAGGTGTTTGGTATTCGTCGAGTATTGAACCCATGCCGGTTGAGACTTAACTCTGTCACCCGGTGACACTAACCACACCATCAGTCACGCTAGACTGGTGAAAAGAACTAAGACAGTGGCCGCAGTAGAAAGCGTTATGGGGCGAAGACCAAGCGAGCAGAACCCTCGCCAGTAGTATAGGCACCAGCCGTAGTGGCAGTGGGCGACGTTGCATTGTCAAAAATGGTAACCAAGAAGAGAGCACCGGAGGTAATATCCGAAAGAGTGATGTTGGAAACGGAAGAAGCCGTAAAGGAGACTGGTCGACGAATGGGAATCCGGAGATCAAGATCACGGAATGTGAAATCGCCGGTAGGTGCAATCGGCTGAGGCGGTGAAGTGACAAGCTGAGTGTTCGTATTGCGGATGACGAACTTGTTATCATAAAGGATCTGAAAGTTTTCACGGGAATCAATCCGTTGGACGCCAGCGGTCGCGAAGTCGGTAGTCGCATTGGATGGAGTTGTAAGGAAGTCCGCGACGTTAAGGGCCGCCAATGGGCGGGTAGAATAGACAAGCATGCATCGGACTGTGACAGGACCAGTGGACAAACCCCCCCCAGCAGGGGAAATCGTAGTCTGATTGATCTGATAGCGCAATCTAAGAAGGAGATACTTCATAGAAGCACGCTGAGACTCGCGGTCGAAGATGCCAGTGCCGCGGTTAAGAGGATTCAATAGCGTGGAAGACACGCTTGAAGCAGCCGCGGTGTTAGCGCCAACGGAGGCATGAGTGATAGGGCTATCGAAGACGTGCGCTTCGATTCCTCGCCCGAGATAGTAAGGAACTTCACGGCCGTTAACACGTGAGGTAAAGCGACGACCTTGGAAGCGAGTTCCGCCCATGCGGGCGAATCGGCGGAAGTAGGGACGCCTCATTGTTCGGCGCATTGGGTAGCGGGAGCGGTAAGCCATGATACTGTGGCGATGCCTTATTGAAAGTTGACGAATGGTTATTGAAAGTTAGGTTAGGAAGAAAGATTATAACCTAACGGAAAACGGCAGTATAATGTGCAGGTTTTCTACACTACCAAACAGGGACATGGGCCCGAACCTCGGGAATCTGAGGGAACGGCGGAGGGGCCCGCCTTGGAGATGTCCGTTTGTGCAGCATAAGCTGGTACGTAGAGATCAATTTGCGCAACTTTTGCGCAATGATGGAATCGGATTTGCCGGAATCCGACCAAGATCGAAGGAGCTTCGAAAGCCAACGGAAGTCGACAGTTTTGTCGAGTTGGTGATAGTCAAAGATAACACCGAGGAGATAGTGAGCCAAAGAAGGAGGATCATGATAAGCAGTCTTAGTTCGAAACTTGTTAGGACGGAGAAGAGGGACATGAGTACCCATAGAGCCGACAGTGGTCTTAAGAGACGGAACTCGAAAGCCCGGAAGTATCTCGTAGTAAGCGGAATCGCGAATGGGGACTGTGAGAAAAGGCCGCCATGGTGGGATAGAGCTCGGAGGCCAGACGTAGGTCTGTGGTGCGACCCGAGAAGGCGGAGAGTAAGGGAAGTATGACACGGGCGCGGGGCGACTCGGACGAGAGAAGTAGCGAACGGGACGAGCCTGGGGAGGGAGGGAATATCCTAGTGTGGATGATGGGCGGGGCCGAAAAAGCCTGACATGTGAAGAGGCGGGCGCGGAGTTGCCGTTCGATTGCGGCGGGAGGGTAGATCGAGGGACGGGATCTCCCTGAGGAGGGGCGGCGCCTGGTCGTCGTCGGAAATATCGAACAGTCCGGGTGACACCGGTGGAGGCGGAGGAGCCTGGAGCGAAGGCTGGGGCTGGCGCGAGATCGCCGTCTGAAGGCGAGGTTGGAAGTACCTGTGGATCGGAATCAGTAGAAACCGGTAAGTCAGATGAAGTACCAACGCGGCGGGCAGTAGCGCGAGGAGCAGGACGATCGACATCATAAAAAGAATCGGGACGATCAAGAGGAGCATAGTCGTCGTGGTCGTTGGTGAAAGGGTTGGGGGTAGCGGTAGCAAACCGGGAGCGCTTGCGAATGTGGCGATTAGACATGAAAAGCGACTAATGTGCGAGAGGGAGCGGCGAGAAGGAACGATAGGACGATGGTGTGCCAACGCGAGGTCGTTTAGGCTGCGGGGTGTTGGCTGCAGCATAAGAGAGATCAGAATCGGAATCGGAAAGCGGAATATCCGGAGGGGCCAAGTGTGCGCGGAAATCAGGAGATGACGAGCGAGAAGAAGGAGAAAGAGAATGAGTGACGTGGAAATCGACGGGGCATGGGTCTACGATTGGGACAAGTGGGGAACTGGGGAGCGGGTCGGTGATGACAGTCGGAGGTGGGACGAATGGGATGAGTGGGATAGGAACACATTGACCTGGGGACCACTTAGTTGTGAGATGGACGACTGTGAATCGACGATTGATAGCGTCGAGGAGGCGGAGGTCATGTCCAAAGAGCTCGGTGGTAGAGTAATTGGAGGTGATGATGAAGCGGTCGGGGCGGATGTTTAAAGCCCCGCCCTTAATCTCGGCAGTGAACGAATAGCGATCAGCCCAGATCTTGAGGTGATGAGCAAGATCCTTGAAGTCGAAGTCGTCAAGGATAACAGCTGGCTCGGACTTATAACCATCCCACCACTTGTTCTGTAACTTCTTATAAGCAAGAGGCCAAAGATAGCGAGCCAGTCGCGACTTGCCAAAGCCAGCGTCGCCGTGAATCCAAATGCCAGGCATGTGGTCAAGATCCTGGGGCATGGGGACATGTTCCTTGGCTTCCATGTGCCAAGTATGACGGTAGCGAGTGTAAAGATCGGCGGGGATGGCATCGAAATCCCCGCGCCGAGCTGCCGAGAGAGCATCAGCG